CTCCTTATACTAAAATAGAAGCAGATATCCTTAAACAGGCTTATAAAATGGCAGGCGCAAATCATAAAGATATTAACAACGGTGACATGAATAGTAAAGAATTAGATAGTACTTACACAGTTAGCCCTGTGGCAAATTGGAAAGATAGAGAAAAAAATCATGACTAATGAATTTAAAAAAATAGATCAAGGTAACATAACTCGTTATGTATTAGAAAATGCCAGTAGCGGTGGAACTAGTTCAGGTAGTGTTGCCAGTGTTAGTATGCCCATGGGTGGTATGCAGCGTAGAAAAGGTGACAACTTGATTGCACAAGAAGGCGATAAGAAAAAAGTTCCAGCAAGTACTCCAAGAAACTTTGTTGCTAAGAATGCCAAGTCAAGCGGTGCTGGTGCTCACAAAGATAAGAAAAAAGAAGCCAAACAAGGTAATGTAAAACATAAAAAACCTTTTATGGAAAATAGAGATCATCCTGATCACGAAATACAAATGGCCAGTAGCGAACTAATGAGTATTGCTAAAAATGCTCAATCATTATTAGATATGGTACAACGTTACAGCGAACAAGAAGGTCTTGATGCTTGGCAACAAAGTAAAATTACTAAAGCCGCAGACTACTTGAATAGTGTGCTACAAAGTATCAACGGTGAGCAACATGGTGTAGCAGAAGGTGATGCAGGACTTAGCAAAGATGCTGAAACTAATTTCCATGCAAAATTAGATCAACTTGTACATGCTACATTTGGTAAAAGAAAAGAAGAGCAAGGTGTGGCAGAAGGATGGGACGATATTAAAAAGTTTGGTAAGAAAGCCGCAGTTGCAGGTGCTATCGGACTTGGTATTGGCGCCGCAAATGCCGGCGGATTTCCATCAGATGTTCCGGCGGGCGGACATAATCAACTTCCAGACATCGTTGCCCATGTTAAGTTTAAAGTAGGTGACAAAGTAATAGACAAAGAGATCAATTTAGGATCACACTATCGATCACCGGGCGAAGCAGGCGAGGAACTTAAGAACTTCTTAAATTCTAAAGGAATAAAATTCTACGAATATAGTCTTGAAAGAGTTAAACCAAAAGCCGACAACAAGATAGATAATTCTCCTGCTACCAGCGACATGAAAGGTAGTATGGATACTGCTGAACCTTCTGCTACAGGTCCATCTACAGACAACTATATGGCCAAAGATAACGATCCAGAACGCGGCCCATCAATGGGCGGTAAGTTTACCAAAGAAAATTTAGATCCATACTTGGAATCACTACAAACTATGATGGAGAGACAATTGGAACCTACTATGGATTTAGATGCTTGGGTTGATAATTTCCAAAATGCTGATCCACAAAAGTATCACCAATTTAAAAATAAGACCCCAGAAAAAAAAAAGTAATGGCCACAGCGGCCTTGTATAAAGCCCGTCAGCCAAAGGTGAAAAAACAATGAGAGCAAACGAATTTATAATCGAATCTGCTGCTTGGCATCGTAAGGCCGGCAAAAGCAAGTCTGGCGGACTAAATGCCAAAGGTGTTGCTAGTTATCGTAGAGAGCATCCTGGTAGCAAACTACAAACAGCAGTTACTACTAAACCAAGTAAATTGAAAGCAGGTAGTAAAGATGCTAAACGCCGTAAATCATTCTGTGCAAGGATGGGCGGGGTTGATGGTCCTATGAAGAAGCCCAACGGCGATCCTACACGCAAAGCATTAGCATTAAGAAAATGGAATTGCTAAATGTGTATCAACGAACTACTTGAAAACTTTACCAACTACCAGGGAGTTAGACCACCTAAGAATGTTCCTGGTACGAATCTATTTCCTGGACAAGACATAGTGGGGCAAAGGGTTTATCATTGTACCAATAGGCTAGAAGCAATTAAGAAAAGTGGAGGACTAAAACCTCGTCGTGACGCCACAGGCGAACGGGAATATGGTCGGTTGAGCACAGATGAACATCCATTTATTCCTGTGATAGGCATTTGGTTTAGTGTGGGCAAACCAGACTGGCCCGGTAAACATTGTGTGAGTTTTGTTATAGAACCCACAGATCAAGTGTATGTGGCCTATGCTAACACCAAAGGCTTGAAACCGAATGTTGTATTAAATCCAATAGCATTAGACAGGCTTACTGTGGAAGGTCAGCAGGATGTAGCAGAGAATTTTGCCGATGGTAAGCATCCTGGACGTAAAGGTCTTGCCAAGCGTAGTGGTGTTAATACCAAAGCCAGTATAAGTAGTTTAAGAAATACTGCCAAACATAGTAGCGGAGAAAAACAACGCATGTCTCACTGGCTGGCCAATATGAAGGCAGGAAGGGCTAAAAACAAATAATGTTCAATTTTATAAAATATGTAGTAGAGGGCAAAGAAGTTAAACAACTCGAGCAAGTGAAATTATCCTATGCCCGCGATGCACTGGAACCTGTACTAAGTGAGGATGCTATAGATTATCATTATGGCAAGTTATATAGAACTTATGTCAATCGCTACAATAGTGGCGAAGGTGATCCAGACTTCAATGAAGCAGGTGCGTTCTTACATAGTATGTACTTTCCACAACTACAGATTCCAGATGAAGCCAATACACCAATTGGAGCATCCAAAGAGTTTATTGATCGACACTTTAAATCATTTGAAAACTTTAAAGACGAATTTACCAAAGTTGCTATGGGCATACAGGGCAGTGGCTGGGCTTATCTTGCTCGTAATGGTGAGATCAAAACTATTGTCAATCACCAAATCAAGAATGATATTATACTGCTAATAGACTGGTGGGAGCATGCCTTCAACATTGATTACCTTGCAGACAAAAAAGGGTATCTAACCAATCATTGGAAAATTATCAATTGGAACATTATAGACGCTCGTTTATAAAATAAACCTTGACAGATCTCCTTGTCTAGTATATACTTACTTACAAGGAGATTTTTTATGGGTAAAGCATTTGGAGCGCCTGAACAGGCCAAAATTAAACAGATCGTTGCAGAGGGTATGACCGTTATGCAGGAGATTCAAGACCTTACCGAAGGACTTAACGATACCATTAAAGCAGTGGCAGAAGAACTAGAAGTCAAACCTAGTGTGATTAAAAAAGCAATCCGTATTGCACAAAAAGATCAATGGGATAGCGTATGGAAAGAGTTTGATGATTTGGAAACTATTGTAGATATCAGTGGCCATTCACATCGCCGCACTGATGAATGAAATTGTAACTAATATTCTTAAATGGATTAGAGATGACTATAGAGCATACCCTCTTCGTTTTATCGTTGAAGTTACGGCTTGGGCGCTTAGTATCGGATGTGCGATCACTATGGCGATCACAGTCCCAACTCCGCCTCTTATCATCCTGTATCCTATTTTTATTTGCCAGTGTATTATGTATGGGTGGGCTTGCTATAGCCGTAAATCTTTTGGAATGCTGGCTAACTACGGGCTGTTAGTCACTATAGATAGCATCGGCTTATTCAGGATGCTAAATAATTTATGAGTAAGGTCAGATCAGCCATAATTGATCACGAGAAGGTCAGTGAGCCATTAAATCACGAGGAGGAAAAATTATATGTCATATGTTGACGCATGGTGGGATCGCGATAAAGACGTTGTAAAAGTCGTTGAGCGTGATGCCAAGAAAGGCAGAATCTATCAAGAATATCCTGCCAAGTTTGTCTTTTATTATCCTGATCAAAAGGGTAAGTACAAATCAATCTACGGTGAGAATCTAAGTAAAGTATCTTGTAGAAATAACAAGGACTTCCAGAAAGAACTACGTATTCACGGCGACCGTAGACTATTTGAAAGTGATATTAAACCTGCATTTCGTTGTTTGGAAGATAACTATCTCGGTATTGATGCACCAAAACTTCATGTAGCGTTTTTTGACATTGAGGTTGATTTTGATCCTGAACGTGGTTATAGCACTCCCGAAGATGCTTTCATGCCAATTACATCCATTGCTGTACATCTCCAATGGTTAGAAACATTGGTATGTTTTGCTGTTCCACCTAAAACACTAACAATGGAACAGGCACAGGAACAAGTTAAAGACTTTCCTAATACCATATTGTTTGAAACAGAAGGAGAAATGTTAGATGCATTTCTAAATCTAATTGAAGATGCTGATATTCTAAGTGGTTGGAACAGTGAAGGGTTTGATATTCCTTACACAGTTAATCGTGTAACCAAAGTGCTAAGTAAAGAAGATACTCGCAGATTCTGTTTGTGGGGGCAATTTCCAAAGAAAAGAGAATATGAGAAATATGGGAAACAGGCTATTACTTATGATCTTATTGGTCGCGTTCATTTGGACAGTCTCGAACTGTACAGGAAATATACCTATGAAGAACGTCACACCTATAGGCTCGACGCCATTGGAGAAATGGAGATAGGTGAGAGTAAAACTGTTTATGAAGGTACGTTAGATCAATTATATAACAATGATTTTCGTAAGTTTATTGAATACAATAGACAAGATACTGCTCTACTCGATAAGTTAGATAAAAAACTAAAATTTATTGACCTTGCTAATACACTAGCACATGAATGTACTGTGTTGCTACAAACTACAATGGGTGCAGTAGCAGTAACAGAACAAGCAATTGTTAATGAGGCACACCACAGAGGATTAATTGTTCCAAGTCGAGCCAAACGTGATGAAACTGAAAACAATCAAGCAGCGGGTGCCTATGTAGCGTATCCTAAGAAAGGTTTGCATGATTGGATTGGTAGTATGGACATTAACAGTCTATATCCAAGTGTAATTCGTGCATTGAACATGGGTCCAGAAACTATTGTTGGACAAATACGCCAAACTAATACTGATGAATTTATTCACGAACAAACTACATTACATAAAAAAACCTTTGCTTCTGCATGGGAAGGTATGTTTGGCAGTTTAGAATACGAAGCAGTAATGCGTCAAGATCGTGCTTTTGAAATTACTATTGATTGGGAAAATAGTGAAACTGATATATTAAGTGCTGCTGAAGCATATAGATTAATCTACGATAGTAATAAACCATGGATGCTTAGTGCCAATGGTACAATCTTTACCTATGAACAAGAAGGTATTATTCCTGGCTTGCTGGCTCGATGGTATAGTGAGCGTAAGGATATGCAGAAAAAACTTAAAGCCGCAATGACTGCTGGCAATAAGATTGAAGAAGAATATTGGGACAAACGTCAATTGGTTAAGAAGATTAACTTGAATAGTTTATATGGTGCTATTCTTAATCCAGGTTGCAGATTCTTTGACAAGCGTATTGGACAAAGTACTACACTTACTGGTCGTGCTATTGCTCGTCACATGGCAGGTAAAGTTAATGAAGTCATTACGGGTGAATTTGATCATGTTGGTAAAAGTATTATCTACGGTGACACAGACAGTTGCTATTTTTCAGCCTACAATACATTAAAGTTTGATATTCAAAAAAAACTTATTCCCTGGGATAAAGATATTGTTATCCAATTGTATAATACAATTGCAGATAGTGTTAATGCTACATTCCCACAGTTTATGTTAGATGCGTTTCATTGTCCAAAGTCACGTGGTGAAGTTATTAAGGCAGGTCGTGAAATTGTTGCTATCAAAGGTTTGTTCATTACCAAGAAGCGGTATGCTGTATTGTATTATGACAAAGATGATAAGAGATATGATAGCGACGATAAACCTGGCAAGATCAAAGCCATGGGATTAGATCTTAAACGTAGTGATACTCCGGAATTTATGCAAAAGTTTTTAGAAGAAGTATTAACTAAAGTTTTAAATGGAAGTCAAGAAAAAGAAATTCTAGAAATGATTTCAGAATTTAGAACTGAGTTCAAGAATAGACCTGGTTGGGAAAAAGGTTCGCCGAAACGTGCTAACAACATTGCCGAGTATCAAGAAAAAGAACGCAAGGCAGGTAAGGCTAATATGCCAGGTCATGTACGTGCAAGTATTAATTGGAACACTCTTAAACGTATGAACGGTGACAAATATAGTGCTAATATCGTTGATGGTATGAAAGTTATTGTTTGTAAAGTTAAAGCAAATCCACTGGGCTATACTTCAATTGCATATCCAGTTGACGAATTACGTTTACCTAAATGGTTCCAAGAACTGCCATTTGATCATGCAGAAATGGAAGCAACTATTATCAATAACAAACTTGATAACCTTATTGGGGTTCTAGAATGGGATCTAGAATCTACAACTGAAACCAACACATTTAATTCATTATTTACTTTTGACTAAAATATTTGTTGACTTTCTCCCTAAATCTAAATAAACTAACTAAAAGGAAATTATTATGAAATCTATTCTACAAGACATTGTTGCACATACTAACAAACTAGGCTTTCTCAACATTGTTAAAATTACAGGCACAGAAGACAAAACACAAATTGACTCTATGGCAGATGACCGTACTGTTATTATGTTTGCAGAAACAACGGACCCATATCCAGATATGATTGGTACATATGGTATGCCACAACTTGAAAAACTACGCTATCTGTTAGATGGTAAAGAATATCAAGAGGATGCAAAGATTGAAGTAGTTACTGCCGAACGCAATGGTGAAACTATTCCAGTTGGACTCCATTTTGAAAACAAAGACGGCGACTTTAAGAACGACTATCGCTTTATGAATCAAGACATTATCAATGAAAAATTGAAAACTGTCAAATTCCGCGGTGTTACTTGGAATGTTGAGGTTGAACCTACAATTGCTGCAATTCAAAGATTTCAATTCCAAGCAGGTGCTAACACAGAACACACATCATTCTTAGCCAAAGTTGATGGAGATAAACTAACATTTACGTTCGGTGATCTTAGCAGTCACGGTGGAGAATTTGTATTTGCAACAGGTGTTACAGGTAAAATTTCTAAATCACAAACTTGGCCAGTAGCACCAGTATTGTCTATTCTAAAAATTGCAGATGCTAATAATGCTAAGATTAGTTTTAGTGATCAAGGCGCTATGCAGATTACGTTAGATAGCGGATTAGCAACTTACAAATATATTATTCCAGCAAACGCATGATAAAAGGTCTGGCAGACGGCGTGGGCATTTCGATAGCAGGGGGTAATACTTCTCTGCCGTATGTGGCTATGACTACCGAAAATCCCGTGCAAGGGATGTTACGGATTTGGGGTAATGATTTACAAGTGTTTAACGGAACTATGTGGCAGAATATGAATGCGTCGTATGCAACTATCACATTAGACGAATATACTTTAGAATTATTAGATTGGGCAAGGAAGAAAAAGTTAGAAGAAGAAGTTCTTTTATCATTGCCCAACGATAATCCTGCTGTTAAAATTGCTAGAGAAAATATAAATCGTGCTAAAAAAGAACTTGCCCGCGCAGAAGAACAATTAAAAATAACAGAGATATTAATTCAAGAACATGAAACAAGTTAATTTAACACCACTACAAAAAGACTATGCGGTATATTTGCCAGCAATTAGTTCTTTTTATAGTACATATGTCGCTAAACAAAGATTAGAAAAGTTTATACCAGATGATCGTATCCCTAAAGGATTTGATCGTGGTATCGAAGGTATGAATTTTTTAAATCCAGAACAAGGGTATTTTACATACAAATATGGGTTGTATTCAGCAGGTCATGCACAATTAGATCTGAATAAAAGTATTATTCAAGAATCTATGATACAACAAAGAGATCGTAATAACACTATGATCTTAGGTGACTCGGGCGGATATCAAATTGGTAAAGGTGTTCTTAAATTTGACTGGTTAGATTTTGAAGGACCGGCCGCAACTAAAACCCGAAAACAAATTTTAGATTGGCTTGAACTAACTGCCGATTGGTCAATGATGCTAGACGTTCCTACTTGGGCTTGTGATCATATTCATAGTCCAAAAACAGGGTTAAAAACATTCGATGATTGTTTAGATAAAACAAAATATAACAACAAGTTTTTCTTAGATAATAGACAGGGACTTACAAAGTTTTTAAATGTTCTCCAAGGCAACGATTGGGATACTGCTGAAAAGTGGTATAATGGAGTAAAAGAATTTAGCGATCCAGCAGTATGGGGCGATAAGGCCGCAGAAGGTTGGGCCATGGGTGGCGCTAATATGTGCAAGATGGATATTACCTTAAAGCGACTAATGACTCTTAGAGACGAAGGTTTGCTTAATGGTAAAGACTGGATGCACTTCCTAGGCACAG